CGGGACCGAGGAACCATGCAGCGTATGCGTTCGCCTTCGTCACTGGAATGTTGTGACGTGCAAGCTCACCATTGTATGCGCCGCTGATAACTGTGTAAGCACGTGAAGATAACTCAGGGTTCGTGCGTGGATCAGGCTGTCCCGGTACGATCTTTGGAACACCCGCACGATCTGCGAATTCATTCCACGTTCCCTCAAGGATTTGATGTGTGCCAGTTGCGGAACTCGATGGGTTCTTCGCGTTCGGATTGCCACCGCTTTCACGTTGTACTGTAAGTGCTTCACCACTACTAGGAGCGGGTTGATCTGTACCATCGAAACGACCGTAACGACGTGTACCGTTGCCGGTTTGACCAAGCTTGATACGCTCAAGTTCCTTCAACTGTTCGAAGTCGCGTTCATCCTTCGTCAATGCAGCACGACTGGAAACAGCAGCGTCAGCAAGTTTGTCCTTACGCTCCGTACCGTAATCAGTAAGTGCGTTCTGTCGAGCGAGTGCAGTTGTCTCCTGTTGGCGACCATACGCAGTTGTATCAGCCGTCGTCGCGTAGTCATTCCGCAAGCCCATGTTAGCTTGCTGATATCCCTGTGCTACTTGCGCGACGTTGCGATCCACGCCAGCACCAATCGTACGCATAGCGACTTGATCCGCTGTTTGACGGTTCTGTGCTGCGATCTGGTTCTGGTTCTGAATGAAGTCACGCGCCAAATCCCAAGGTGTCATCATTGATGCCATGTTACCACAATCCTACGTTACCCTTGTACATCGATGTGTCAAGGCCGTTGCTACCACCGTAGTTTTCAAACGCTTGTCGCTTCAGACGGTCACTGTTCGCTGCATCTAGTGCAGAACTGACAGCTTGACCACTCGCGCCGATTGCATTCGCCCATCCATAGTTCGGGTCTACAGCCGACATGCTACCACCCTGCTTCGCGAACGCATTAATAAGGGCGTTTGCAGACTGACCGCTCGCAGACATAGCTCCCGACTGCTGTTGTGCAGTAAGTCCTTCGATGTTACGAGGATTGTATGCAACATCTGGCATTGCGGAGGCTCGTGAGGCGAACATATTGTACAAGTTAGCAACATTGCCACGCTCAGTATTAAACTTGTCATCCGCCATGCCTCCTGCTTGCATTCTGTTCGTCTGGAACGCATCAAGCAAGGCATTGGATTTCTTCGAACCGATTTCAGCAGCGACCTTACCACTGTTAGAAGCTCCGGAACGTACAGCTGAACGCATTGCGTCTTCAAGTGTCGTGTCGTAGCCTTCATTGATGGCCTTGGTAGCGCTTTGGTTCATCAAGTTCTCTTCATCTTTACCAGATGAACGCTGAACACGACCGAATGCGTCCAGAAGCTGTTGCCCCTGTACGTCTTCCTTACCTTGGCGCGTGTAGTTCTGTTGGAGAACGTCACGCTTCTTGTTAAGATCATCGAACTGCTGCATCTCTTCATTCTGATAGAGAGACTGCAACTGTTGACTTTCGGGGGACAAGTCACTTACCCAACCAACACCATCAACGAAGTGAGTTCTATTCCCGGCACTGTCAGTCGAGCCGAGTTTAGTCTCATTATCGCGTTTGCGTGCAGCACTGATCGTATCGAAACGCTCTTGCTCACGCTGATAGTAGTTGAGTAGATTGATCTGCCAGTTCTGATCCGCAGCTTCGTCAGCAGCACCCGCGCCGAGAAGACTACTTCCTATTGTGGCAGCAGCACCAATGAGTGCGCCGATCATTAGAATACTCCCGTCGTTCCGGTCGTACGTGTTGGATCAATTATTGTGGAGTCCTTGAATGCATCACGTAGCGGATTGTTGCTAACGCCAGCTGCACTGTTCCCCTTGGCCATCAACGTATCCGTGTTGAAGTAGTTCGTGTCGCCAACGGCATTACGGATGTCACCACCGAGACGACCAGTGAGTGTGTCCCTCTGAGAACCGAAAGCGGCAAGCATGTCGTCCATCGATATGTTTTGGCCCAACTTATACGAGCCAATCTGATCGCTGTACTGTTTCGCAGTGTCGTCAAGTTGTCCACGATAACCACCGAGTACCCCCAAGCCTGTGTCTTCAAGCTGCGAACGTGCGCCGAGTTTCTTACTGTCAAGCCCACGGATCGTGTTATCGAATGCACCTTGTGACAACTGTCCGCGTGCACGCGCAGCGTCAATGGTATCGAACGCACCGCTGTACTGTTCACCAAGAATGCTGTCGAGAATGCTGTCGTCGGCTGTATCAGCGAAGTAACTGTTCTCCCAACCGGGCTTAACAATACCGCGATACGCATTGTCCAGTTTCGTGGACTGTGCAGTCGTCGCCTCGTTCATCGACTTGTTCCAGAGGTCGTCATAGTTAAAGTAACTACCGACGTTGTTACCAGCTGTCTCAGGAACGCCTCCACGTGCGGCAGACAGCTTCGAATTATAGCTATCAAGCAAACCGTACGTGTCTTGGAAACCGAGTGAACCCGCTTTCTGTGCACCGTATCCCTGTCCAGTTGTATAAGCACTGTTGACAGCTGCACCCGTTTGATCGCGGACACGCTGTGCTTCTTGTGCTTGTCGATCTCGTTCAGCAGCAGCAGACGTAGCGTTACGTGCTGCCGTTGCGTCATCAATTGCCATCTGTGCTCGTGCCGACTCCATCGGGTCGGTAGGCTTTGGCGCTGGTGCTGACTTTCCACCCACTGCGTTAACTCCTGCTGGACTTGTCGAAGGGATACCACGATCACTCTGCCAAGTTGATGTTGTTGTTTGTGGCCCCATACCGGGACCGTTACCGCTTGTCGGAACTACCCGACGAGGTGTTGATGTTCCACCGATACCGATACCAGTAGAACCACCGAAAGAACCCGAACTATCAAAGTTCCCCATTACAACTTCCTATAGAACAGTTCGCCATACGATGTGAAACCACGACGTGCGAACATGTGATTAAGTTTTGTTGCGTCTTCTACACCGACACGTGCCGCACCAACTTCAATGCGGAACGCTCCATTAAGTATAGCCCAACTCTCAAAGTTGTGCAGCAGTTCAAAGGCGGCACGTGATCTATTACGATACTCAGGCAAGACGTACCACAACGTGAGTGATGCTATCTCAGCTTTCGTAAACATCAAGTAACGTCCTTGAACGCCGACTGCGAACCCGACAACCCTAAGATCATCCCGAACTATCCAACAGTTCATGCCTGTCCTGTGAATATCCTTGAGACATTTCAAACAGTTCGCATATGTCTCGACTTCATCGAAGGGTATGTCAGGCTCGCATTCCTCCTGCATCTTACGTGCGATATCGACAAGCGCCGGTATATCAGTATCATTCAGGAGTTCGACACAGACTAGTCTCATCTTGGCGTCACGCTTTCACGCAACGTCTCAACTCTGTCCAGTCTGTTACGCAAGTCAATGAGCAGGTCACGAGTACCATACACACTACCTTGCGCAGTTTTCACTTCATCGATCTGTCTTTGTTGGTCGAGGAAGCGTTGATCATATGCTGACCACACGCGGGCATGCTCAGCACGTGGTACGGTATCTTTAAGTGCTTCGTTGATGACACCGAACCTATCATTGTAATCCTGTCGTGAAAGAACACGATTGTTCTCGTAGGTGTTCTTGAACTCAGCGAAGGCTTGAATGGGCATTGCATTGTCATCCACCGATTTGATCAGCGCTGCTAACGATTGTTGGCTGTTGTCGATGCGACTGATGTTCCCGAGTACAGGTGAGTACGCAAGTCCACCAATCGCAGCGATGACAACGAAACACACACCGACAGCAGACCAGATAACCGGCCACTGTGTTCTACTTGAACCCCGCAGTTCGTTCGATAACAGGTTCACCGCTTGACTGACTTCACCGAAACCACGGCGCATTTCAGTCTCTAGATCATGCTGTCGGGTGGACAGGTTCGAGACACGTTCACCAAGTTGAGCGTATCTGCTATCACTGTCCATCTGTGTTTGTGTATTTCCGTTGGCCATATTATTGTCCGAGCGGCTTGTTGACGACTGCACGTCCGTACGCGGCATAGATTGCACTCACAATGGAGATACCCTGCATGACCAAGTTCGTCGTGCTTTCGGGACTGATGTTATCAGTGATAACACCGGCGAGTGAAGCAAGCTGCAACAATGCTGTTACCAACGCACCAATGAACATCCGGGACTGCCAGAGTGGTTCCTGATTGGTGATGTTGGTGATGATCGCATTGACTTCCTTGTTCACTTCCTTAGCGACTTGTGGTGTCACCTTGGATGCGTCGGCAGCCGTGAGATCATTCGTCTTGTTGTCAGCTTGCTTCTGTAGAGCTTCGGCTACAACCGGCGTTAGGTCAGCCATTCTTTTCATCCTTGTTGATTTGCACGAGGATGACATATGTGAGTGCAGCGCTTGTTACAGCAGTCTGCCAGTTCACAACAGCACCGGGAGTGCAGATGTTACCGACAACGATCTTGGCAGATGCAAACTTCTTATGGTTCGCAGCTGACAGTTCCCCGGCATCATCCACGATCTGAATGCTGTCGAAGAACGGTTTGATGTTAGCGCACGTTGCAGCAACCTGTGCCTTGAACGCTTCGGTTGTCTCAGGTGTACCTGATCCGAGACATCCGGAGAGTGCAAGACACGCTGCAATAGCGAAGACGATGTGTTTCATGTTACTTCCCTCTATACGGTTTGGCTTTGTTTGCGAAGGATCGCCACGGATGCAACTCGAAGTGTGGATAGTCCCATCCGTCCTTAGTATTCCCATCCATGTTAGGATCACCTAGCCAACGTATAGGAATGTTAAGCTCTTTAGCAATGCGCGTTACAACCTTACCCATACGGACGAAGGCTGCAATGTCATTCCAATCTTTCATGTCCATAGGAAGCAAGTCCATAGCAACGGCTACTTCCCAATTGTGCGCGCTATCTCCAAAATGCACCTTCGAGTTACCCTGTTTGAAGGCAAGTTCTTGCTGCGCTTTATTTCGCGAACTATCCGTAATCGCGACGTCGATTTCCTTGATAACAGCATCAGCCAACTTCTGTAAGAGCGGGTGAAGTGATCTGTACGCTGCTTTGCTTTTGGTTCCATAGTTGTACGGGCCTTTTGTCATGTGAACTTGAAGTTACCTCCGATGATCAGGTTGTACTCACCGACGTTCGTCATGCTGAACGTTGTGGATGCGGGGTTGTTTCCTTCTGCACGACTGTAGTCATTGTGAAACACATCACCGATAACAGATGTGCCATGATTACCAGCTTCTACAGCACGTGTGCGGCTTGCACTTGTGTACGCGAAGTATTCAGTTCCCTTAACGGGTGCGAATGATATCAACCCACCGGGAGTTGTCGAGAAGTTCGATAGCGTCGCACCAAGCACAATCGCAGCATCCCAATCAGTTGTACTCGGAAGGATCAAACCGCCATTAATAACAAGATCGGCAGGATCATCACCACTGAATTGTGCTGCGAGTGCACTAGCTGTAACCGTTTGTATCGGTCGATTAGCAAGGAACGCACGACACACCGACAGACGTCTTGTATTCGTACCAGCATTGCTTGGTTGGTTACGCACACGCGTTCCCGGATCAGCATTAGTAAGTATCTTCCACGCGTGCGCGTATCGAACACCAAGTCCAGTTTCAATACTTACGAATGTACCCGAACCACCGTTCGTGAAGCCTTGTGTCCACACACCTGCAGCAGTATCAGGTGGCGGTGTCGCAGTTGCACTGACAATCATCTCAGCAACGTAACAGAAGTCACCCGCACCGAAGCTTGTACCGTTCAATGCCGTCGGTAAGAGAACGCCGTTACTCTCAGCAGCACCCGGAATGTCGTGTCGTGTGTTCCACTCACTCCCAAGAAATGCAAGACCACGATCCGCGTTGAACCATTCTCTGTCACGACGTCCGGCCATTAGATATCATACTCGATGTTGAACGACATACCTACAGTCGCTGCATTGGAGGAGATAGTAACAACAATATCATCACCAACAGCGAATGCGTTGCTAGTGGTACGTGCAATTGACTGTTCAGTAGTTGACACACTGTGCGCTGTACCACCGACATTCGTTGAGTTGATCTTGAACGTCGCTGTACACGTACCACTAACACACTTCGTTGTCGTACGCGTGATCGTTCCGGCTTGACGTGCACGAAGTTTGATCGTGTACGTCTCACCAGTTTGCGGCACTTGTATCATGCCACTTAGTTCAAGACCTGTTAGAGAAGCAGCAGCAGCGACAGCAGTAGCAGCAGAAGAAACAGCAGTGTTCTTACTGGCAGTCGCAGTATCGGCACTGGAAGATGCATCACTAGCTTTGGTCGTGGCGGTCGATGCACTACCACTTGCAGCACCCGCACTTGCAAGAGCTTCCGCAGCTTTGGTCGTAGCTGTTCCAGCACCTGTTGTAGCAGTCCCGGCTTGGGTTGTGGCAATTCCTGCTTGCGTTGTGGCTGTAGACGCTCCGGTTGACGCGGTACCCGCGCTTGCAGCAGCAGCAACAGCAGAAGCGGCAGCAGCGTCAGCACTAGCTTGAGCGCTGTCGTCTGCTCCAGAAGGATCGAAGAATACACTGAATAATTCATCGGCGAGGTCATCCGCAAACACACCGCTTATGTGAGACACCGTGACAATGTACCAAGCATCGAGGTGCGTGAAGGTTTCGTTTGTGTAGTATTGCGTGGCAGTCAGCCAGTCACCGCGATACTTGATGTTCGAATTGTAAGCAGCCCAATAAGTTGGGTTCGCAATCCGATCTTCTGCAAACGTTCCCAATGCAGCCGACGTATGCGTAACATTACATCTGTATATGGAATTCTCATCGATGTCCACAACAAGGACACCGGACGTGTACATAGTCGAGTTATCCCACGCACCACTGATCGTTAGACCAAAGATGCTGTAGGATGCGTCAATGATTAACTGGTTCTTATTCATATCATCCCCCCAATTGGGGAAGTCGAACCTAAGAAGAGCTAATCCGAGAGCAGATGTACGAGACTTAACTGCACCAGTCATGTCGATACCTTTGTTTTGTGATAAAGCAAAGTCACCGCGTTTATAGTTAGCGGGTGTATCGAACTGCCTGACCAGCGCAGTTTGAACAACTTACCATAGGCCGGAATACTATGCAACATCTCTGTAGAGGTGTTACGACCACCGCCGAACGGTTGATCACCAGCACCGAAGCCCGGAGTTTCCGCACCAACAAACGCACTGACACGATTAGGAGCAAGTAGCTGACTTTCGAAGTCTTTGTAGATACTGTTAGTGAATACAGAGAAGTCGAACTGTGCGCCACCCTTACTATCGAAACGAGCGAACTCTAGTTGTTTGTTTCCCATACGCATGTTGAAGTCAGACCATGCTGTCTCCATTGCAAACGAGATTGGTTCGCCTTTGTAGATTTCCCAATTGTCGGGATGATCGTCACGGTCGTCTGCGAAGGTGCCGCCAACATTACTAGTGTAACCGACAGTGCACTGATATACAGTCCCGCTACCGTCGAGAACACGATCATCCACCGCGTACGCATGTGAATTTGCGTATGCTGCAAAGTCATATTCGCCAATGTTGTCAGCAGAGTACGGATACGACGTGTCACCGAAGTGCCAAATCTTACCATCTTTTCCATAGAACATCTTGTTGAATTGTGAACGCGCGCCCCAATCAAAATTAAGCCCACGATACCGCGTCCAACGTCTGATCTTCAGTCGGGGATTGTATTCATAAGCGTAGCCGATACTCTCATCATTGACAGGCTCAACTGTAATTGCTGAACCACCAAAAGTCTCGTTAAGGTTAGGGGAGTAATCACCTGTCTCGATGACGATTGTGTCTTTGTCCACCACCGCGCGTATGGTTCGTGTACCATTAACTGAGCCAGCACTGATACCTGTAATCCCAACGACACCGGATATAACAAGATCGTCCCCTTCATCGAACACGTGATCATACACACGTAAGTACATGAGCCCATGCTGCTGCAACGTCGTGGATGCAATGACAGGGTCCTTATCGAGTGTGAATGAACCAGCACTGTACTTCGGTGCATACATGATGTAAGACCGTGACGTAGGTTCAAACACAGAGAACGTACGGTAGTTGCGATCACTGTCACTCAGTCTACCAAAGTGACGCAACATCACCGGATGAATAAGGTCCGATACAGTTTGTGGTACAAATTCACCCGATCCTTTGGAGATTTCGAGACTGTTGATACCGTTAAGGGCAGCACAGAAGAGGTCGTTACCAAGGCTGATGATGCTTGCATGTGAGAACGTGCCGAATTCAGCAATGTTGTCGTTGAAGTCCGGTTCGTGGATCGGTTCCGTTCCGCTGTCATTATATATCCCCAATGTTCCCAACATCGATCTGTCGGTGAAGCCAATGAACACACGTGAACGTACAACGGATGCACCAAGTATCGTTGCGTCAACCGTCTGCGTCAACATGCCTAGATCAAGTTCGACTGCATCACTCGGATCAGTCTCACGCGAACACGTCATCACAGTGTTCTTCGCACCGATTTCCAGCATGGTAGGGCCATACTCAGTGTTAACCAGAACAACATATCTAGCCGCAGCGATAACGAACTCAGCGCGTGGTATAGCACCATTAGATAGAGTGGCTGCATCAACAAGATAGTTGACTGTCGTATTAAGAATGCTAAGAGGTTTGTCATTGAGTGATCCGTTAACTGCGATCAACTTTCCTCGAATAATTTCAGCTGACACTCGTTTGGTATATGACCACGGTTCAAGTGTAAGACCAGCAGCGATGGCGTAATTCCATATGATTGTTGGAACGCCAAGAGAGTTGACAGCGACAATCTCTCCACTCTCGCTAAAGATGATAAGATTGTCTTTGTAATATCGTCCATAAATGTCACGTGAGGACATGATATGAGTATCGTGCGTCCATCCAATAGATCGACTACTAGTCCCCGTACTGGTAGCGGCGGCTCTAACATAAATGGAAAAGTTGTTTGCGTCATTGACTTTGATCCCGAAGTTACGGTTGATGATCAGTGCGTCGTCAATCCCATTCAAGTCACCGCCACCGAACGTTGTGACAGTTATGTGTTGACCGTCGGCGTAACCGTGTGCGGTCTTGGTGATCTTGATAACGCCGGTCGCATTAACCGTTCCGCAGGTGAGAGATGCGGCGGCGACAACGGTTTCAACTCCTTTTCGTAGGTGTGCAAAAAGCTTCTTGCCAAACCGCTTGCGGAAGTGACCGTCTGTGCCGCGCACGATGTTGTCGGACAGTGTCTGATAGCGAGATGAAAGAGACTTATCGCTATCGCTAACATTCCAGCCACCGCCAAAATCACGTATTGTTGTCTCATCGAGTTGTGTGCTACTCATTAACTTGCCACTCCGTTGGGTATGCACCGCGCTGCAAGTTAGCCTGAATGTCTACCAACTCAGCCTGTGTCGCGATGGACAACAACTTTGCGAACTGTGTTTCCAGTGTCTTGGTGAGCAGATCATTCACACCCATCTTCACTGACAATTGATATGCTGTACCGACTGCGAGAATGTCACGATCAAACGTGATCGCTGTGTCCATCTCGAAGTCTTCTTCACGATAGTCCTTCGTGACGATGACAATGTCGGTACGGTCAAGCTTCGGATAGATCGCAAACACCTTCGTTGGTGCAGCAGACATCGGCAAGACAGCAGGACGCTTCACCTGATACGGGTTCTGTCCCGGAGGTATGCGCGGAAGCGGGTCTTGTGTGTTCGGAAGGAACACGGAGTGCAGACGAGAATACTTTGCAAGGAATGAACTTACATCTGTAGTCGGTGCGCCATCGCTCAAGGCTGTCGCAACCGTATGGTAACTCATCTGATCAGCGAACGTGTATTCCTTGCTGAGTGTGCGGAACAGGCGAGCCATGTTCTTCATCACACCGTTCTGTAAGTGTATCTGAACGTCTTGACCACTAGCAAGACGAAGTTCATCTAGGACATCATCAACGATGTCAGAAGCTAAAGTTGGCATCACGTTCCTCCATAAAGAAAAGGGAGTACACAGTGTGCACTCCCCTTCTCACCAACACTACAGCGTAGGCGACTTACGCTGTAAAGTGCGGAAGGCCATGATAATCGCCTTCGATCGCTTGACATACCAACACCCAATCACGTGCGCCGTCTGGCAACACAGTTACAGGTGTATAAGTGCCGCGCGGATCACCAGTCGTAGCAGTCTGTGCAACCAAGATTGCAATGACTTTCGTGCCGGCGTTTGCAGGGACAGCACCATTGAGATATTCTTCAAGGATGGCACCCGTTGCATACGGAAGTCCAAGGATGTTGTTCCAACCGATTGACATCGTGACAGCCGTAGCTTCCGCGCTGTAAGCAGTTACTTCCTTGAATGCCTTCTTACCGACAACAGGAGTTGTGCCTGCACCAGTGAAGCTTTCCGACATCGGCTGACCGAGATAGTCAAGACCGAAGACGACGATTGCAGGAGTTCCAGCACCGGAGAGTACAACCGAGATTGCACGTCCGTACTTACCCATGTTGTTGCGATGGTTTGCAACAAGGCCGGTAGTGATCTTCGTTGATGCAGCCGCAATCGACTGCACATTGAGGATACCTGTAGCAAGAAGAGCGGGAACCGCACCAAGTTCGGCACGGAAGCGACCTTCCCTATTCACGTCTGCACTGTACGACATGTTCGCAACACGCATGTTGCTCCGACGCGGAAAGTGTGACGCATAGTCGTGAGTGTTATGCGAAGTCATGCACCCGCTCCTTATACGTTTGCAGCGTCATCGAGGATGCTGTCCAAATTCTGGATGGCACCTGTGATTTCACCAGTTTCGGTGTTGACAAGCGGAACGAGATTGTATCCGGCGCCGATCTGCTTCAGATGTTCAACATCCTTGCAACGGATCGAATGTCCCTTCGCAAACTTCACGAGGTAACCAGCTGGTTCTTCGATCACTTTGCTGACAATCTTGTTCAACTTCTTATCGAAGGCATGCACCCGGCGTTGGATGTTGCCTTCGAGTTTTGATACAGTGAACGCCGCTTTGATGTTCGGCTGTATCATCTGTGCCGTAAAGACCTGTTGCATATCCGCTCCTTACATCGTTACAACGGCGTGAGTGCGGAACATCTTCCACATGCACCATTGTCCCTGCCACTGAACACGACGACCAACGGCATCCATGTCCCAAGGTGCGGACAGTTCCTTCACCTTCATGTTCACACCCTTGAGGATGTGCAAACGAAGGTACTTGGAATTGATGAAGTACGCCTTGTTGACGGGGCAGTTCTCGTCGTAGACCATCGGGATGTTGTCGTGCGCGACACCACCGAAACCGAGATCGACCATGCCACTTGCGCCACCCTTCTTAAGATCAGAAAGGTTGACAACAAGCTTGTCGCGGACAGCAGCACGATATGCGCGTATCCAGTTACGACCGGCAAGGATAAGATCGGGTTTTTCAGTGCCGACAGTCAAGTCAAGCAACACGTCATCCATCGCTTCTTCGATGTTTGTCGCATCGAGTGTGCCAGAGAAGTCGTATGCCGACGTACGCAGCTGAGTTTCAGCACGCGAAAGACCGCCGATTGTTCCCGTTGTTGGATCATCGGGAATAAGTGCTTGCAGACCCATCGGATCAGTACCAGCACCAGCGCCGTACAGGTAATCGGAGAACTTCTCCTTGATGCTTTCTTCCAAGACTTCCATCTTGGCTTTGAGCAACTTGAAGATCGCCGTGTCACCTTTGTTTTCATCCTGTTCCTGATCGGAGATGATGACAGTACCAACGACACGCGACCATGTGTATTCGAGTGTGTTGAATTCATCAGTCTGCGCAACAGGGACGGTGTTGAAGTATTCGGTTGACGTCACATTCGGGTTGCGACCGAGAGTGATTGGATTGGTGATGTTGCGTCCACCATCTTCAGTCTCCACGCGCTTACTCGCGAAAGCCCATGCCATCAATGCATGTGACTGCAATGACGCCATGATGAGCTTCTTACGAGACTTCGTGAGAACCGAGTGAAGGACTGTATTTAAAACAGCCATTGTCTAGCCCTACTCTTTAAGTACGCTGTTCAAGATGTCACCCCATGTGTCATCTGCATTCGCGTACACTGGTTGCGTTGTGGATTGGTCTTGACTACCTCGTCCGTTACCACTTCCATTAACGAGTGGGCGTGACGGTGTTTGTCGTTGGCCATTTCCACCCGCTGAGCGAGCAGCAATTTGTGGGCCAAGTGGTTGTGTAAAGTCTAACTGATTTGTTAGCGCAAACTCACGCACACGATAGTATGCGTCTACGGCTGGAAGCTTGTTGTTGTTCATCAAGTTCGCGATAGCTTCCGCGTGTGTTTCTGCATGTTCGTGAGTATCAACGAAGTGCTGATACGCTTGTTGTGTCTTCGCATCAACTTCCGTTGTCTGTGTACGCGCGTTCCGTTCAGCAATGAGCGGTGCGGTGGCTTCCTTGATCATCTGCGAGATACCGCGCATTTCAAGTGCGTCACCGGCAGTTTTTCCAAGGATATCAGTAACGTTATACCCGAAAGTTAACGTTCTTGCAACGACTTCTTTAGCAACACCGACTGGATCAGCGCGCCAACGAGACATCAAGGTAACACCTTCATTGTAGTCTTCGCGACTGATACCCAACTTAGCTGGAAGATTGACAATCTCGTTCGCCTGAGAGATCAGTTGTTCTTGTCCTTGCAACTTGCGTGTGGCAGTGTCAAGTTGGCGTTGCAGATTGCCGACCTGCGCTGTAGCTCTTGAAGCTTCCTGCCACAAACGCGCACCTTCTCCAGCGCGTGCGAGTACCTTACCCGATCTGTCAACGATATTTCCTTTACCGTCTGCGAACTGAGGTCCGACACGTGTAAGTCCTTGCGGTACTCCACCAGTGTCTGGAATTCTTGATGTTGGCTGACGTGTACCAGTATCGTCGCGTTGTGTGATATCACGTGCATCATTGCCTGATGTGTCTTCGCGTTGCGTAATGATATCGTTGTTATCTGCTCCCGAAGTGTCGTCGGAACCAGTGTCAACGGGTTTGTCACCATAATCGAAATCGTCTCCACTCATTGCAGCGTCGATGATGTCTACTTCGTTCTTACCAGCCATGTGAGTTCTCCTATGGGGGTGTTATTCAGCGGCTTGTTGTGGTGGTGCTTGTTCAGGTGCGCCGCCGCCAGCACCCTGCAAGTGTTGTAGTTTCTGTAGTATCTTCTCAAGTGGTTCGCCTTGCGCGATTTCCTGTCCGACACCTTGACGTATCTTGTCTGGCATCTTGCGGAACATTTCACTAACCATCTTGATGATCTGTTTCGGATCAACTTGTGGTGGTTGTTCTGCATTCGCGTTCGCAGCTTCTCCACCGGGAGGCGGTGCTGCACCAGCGGGTGGCTGTTGTGACTGTTGTATCTGTCCCTGCACTGACTGCAAGATCAAATCCCAATCACTCTTCTCCATTACAATCTCATCGCTGTATGCACGTGCAAACATCTTGAGGACAACAAGAAGGATGGCGGGATTGTTCGCACCGAATTGACCCATGATCTGTGCAGCTTCTTTGGCTTGTTCCTTCCGCACCTTGCTCGTAGGTTTCAAGGAACTGCCGCCTGTCACTGTCAGTGTGAAGCGTGTCTGTGCTTCTTTCGCACTCATCGGTCCCGGCCATGCTGCACCTTCCTTCTCACCGATCAACGCAATAACTTCGGCTTTCGACATGAACTGCAAGCACATGACAAGGATCATGTATCCGATACGTCCAATGCACTCTTCAATCGCGTCAATCTTCTCGTCTAGTCGTTGTGCTGACGTGCTTTCGTAACTGTCGATTGCCTTGTTCGTAGTGTTCGTGCGAAACTCGACACCCTTAACAACCGAAGGCACTCCGGACACTCTGTCGATTGCATCAAATAGGGATTTTTTATCGAACAACTGCGCATATTCAACTGCTGGTACAGGCGGTGCGGATAACATGTCTGCAATTTTCATTCCTTCCGGTACGTTAACACCGACGACATTGTCACCGTTATGTGTTGGTCGGATCAGCTTGCGTACGTCTTCGATGTCTTTGATCTTGTTCTTATCGTAGACGAGTGTATCAGCAACACGACGACGCATACGCGACACTTGTGAGTTGATGTCGTTGATTTCATCCTGCTGATCGAGATAGTACGACGCTTCACCACGTGCGTACAGTTCTTCAGGATCAGTATGAAATGCGAGTGGTGACAACGGAAAGAAGTCATCTAGTCCATACGGATCATCCCACACCCAAATCGGCCACGCCCAATCGTTTTCGGCGAACAAGTACACACGCCGCGTGATGCGATCCCATACTTTCCACACGAATGTACGTCCTGCGCGGCGGTATGCGTCTTCATTATCGAAGCCGAACTGTTTCCAGTCGTCGTTGTCTTTGATGAGTTGGAAGTTCGTGATTTCTTCATCATGACCAGCCATGTTAGTTGATGCGTCGGGACTTGCTTTCAACACATGCGTTGGCTTATATAGTGACTGCCACTTACCTGTGTCGGGGTCTTTCTTACGATACACTGCGTTGATGAATGATGTCTCGAACACATCGCGTACCATTGACCACTTCGCATCTGTGCCGTCAATGAGTGACGCATCAGGATCAACGATCACATCTTTAGGATTGCGGAAGACAGCCCACGGTCCCGATGGTTGTAACAAGTCAATCTTGTCTTCCATCGCTTGTAGTTCGCCTTCGATTGCGACGATCTCACCCTTATCTTTAGCATTCTGCAAGCGTACAGCAATCTTATCAATCTCCGCAAGTGTTGCATCTGAACTGACTTCACGACGCGTGTAACCGACTTCAATCCAACCAATGTTAGTTAGTGTGGTGATCACAACATTGCGTCGCATCTTGGGCTTGAGATTGATACCGGGGGCGGTACGCTTCTGCATGAGTGTGCGGATAAGTTTCTGAGCGCACGTCGTAAACGCAAGATCATCATCACCCTTCGGTGAATGAATACTAACGTCCGGGTTCTTTGCATAGATGGACGGTACGAGTGCGGATACGTTAGAGAAAACCACGTTCTCCGTGTTTGTACGCAAGCCTCCTGCAATGTCACGAGAAGCGGACGTATCTGACGGGCTGTCTGGATTGTTTCGATCCTTCTTACCAGTCTGATCGTTCTTGTAGTAGCGGATCGCTTCATCCCACGCTTCAATTGAGCCATTGGCTTTCATCTTTGCTCGACCTGTGTCATGGCGTGACTTCCAGATACGACCAACCTGTTTCGATACAGGAATGCGCGCATCTTCGTACACGCGGTATGACGGTGCAGATACTTCCTCTACTGCGTCTTCACCAGCAGGAGGAATTGCAGCATTGACACCGTCTGTCTCGTCAATTGTAGCATCAATGTTAGTACGTGGTGCTTTGGCCATCATTAGTTCCCATATCTTGCGTGACGAGCTTCAGGTGTCTTATCAACTTCCTGCCATGTCATCCATGCAGGGACTTTCTGGATATCGTACATGATCTGTGCAACGTCTGGACGATCGGAGAGCATGTACTTGATCGTATCCATCGCGTGATCATTCTTGTCGACAGGTTTGTCAACTGGTTGTCCATTGCTGTCTTTCATCCACGCATACGATGTAGCTTCCTCACCAATGAACTCAAGATGAGATGAAACGAACAACATTGGCGACACACTGTCACCTGTGTATGGATGCGTGACGTTCTTGTGTACACCAAAGTATGCAGCAACCTTAGCGATACCGTTCAGGATGTCGTTGTTGCCGCGCGTGAACTGTAGTCTGTCATCTTCGTCGTTGAATAGTCCGGCAGTGGACGGCCCAACTGTAGCGCTAGTAGCGGATGTACGTCTGAAGATCGACGGATCAGCATAGATAATCTCAGAGGTGTCAACTCCGTAAGTTGCTCGTATCTTAGCAATGTGCTTCGCTTGTTTTGCGATTGAATAGTCTCGTTCGTAGAAACCGTCAACGATGTGAACGATACCTTGAAGGTCCACGAACGCAAGTAAGTAACAAGACGGTGACGCAATGCCGTAATCGTATCCCTCAATCCATTTACCTTTCCAGCGAAAGCGGTGCGTTAACTCTTCAAGGTACTCAAGCATTGCCTTCTGTTCAACAACGTTAACTTCGTCGGACCATTCAGGATAGATCATGCCTTCGTACGATGCCCACTTACCGAGCAAGAAACGATCACGCATCTGTCCGCGATACGTGCTTTCGAGTGTCTTAATAAAGTCTGCACCAAGGTTCTTACGGTTCGCGTACGTTGGTGCTTCAAAGAGTTCTACAAGTAAGATTGGTTTCCCATCTTTAAGAATGGGTTCCATTGTATCTTCATCGCGCTCACACAACAAGTCTTCAGTGATGCGACCTGTCTTATGGTACAAATGCAACGGGCGCACGATGCGCTTGTAGAACCAATTACCCGTTGGATTAACAGTCATTATAAGAAATCGTGGACCAGTCTTAGGCATACGAGGATCAGTACCACGATAAATAGTGTTCCCGCGTAAACGTCCGAGGATGTCATAAAAGTCTTTCTCAGTTATCTCCGGGTCTTCCATCTGATCGATGATCGCGAAGTCGTACGTTGCAGACAACAAGTTCGAAGTGGATTGCTCCATCATCTTGCCTTGCTGCGCGATGTACCGAAAGTTGATCTGTGATCCCATTGTGAACTTCGCAGTGTTGTCACTGTTCTTGCTCTCAGGAAACGAACGTATCAACGATGGCGGACACCAGAACTTGAACTCTTTACGAATGGTATCGTTGAGTTTCGGGAAAGTAGCGCGTGCGATAAGTCCGTTGCATCCGGGGTAGTCGCGGATGAGTTTGATCGCTTTGATACAACTTGCAGCAGTCTTACCGTTGCCGAAGCCTCCACCAAAGATTTGTATCTTTGCTGTTGATGCAAGGAAACCTTCATGTATCGATCCTTCATCAATTCGGTACTCACGCATCTACATTCAAATCCAGTGTCGGAACGATGTCACGTTCACTGTCTTTGAGAATGCGAATGACGAGTTCACTTCCGTTACCAATGTTATGTGTGTGTTCGACTTTGTCGGCGGGACGGTAGCCAGCGCGATCAAGAATACTCGATAGAGCAGCCATGCTGATATCAGGTGACTTGTGCTTGATGTTGCGCACCAGTTTACGTGCAGCTTGCGGTGCGGCTTCTGCGAGCATCCCATGTACTGTGTTTGCATATGCGTCTCGCAATCCGTCAATGAGGTAGCCGTGCATACGCTTGTATTCATCCATGTCGCGCACAGCTTCAACCTGCGTCACGGAACAGTTACATTGAATTGCAATCTCATCGAGTGGCAAACCCCACAACGTATACACAAGTATGTTGTTCACGAATGCCATCTGTGCGGGTGTAAGTGTAAGATCGTGAATGGAGCGACGTTCTGTCGGTCGGATGACTAACTCAACGTCGCCCTCATCCTCGTCGTCATCGGGGGACTGTTCTCCCTCTGACGTGTTCTCGTCGTCCGGTTGCAAGCCTTTCGACGGTGGAGACACAACTTTGTTAACAGGCTCACGCGTTAGCGGGTCAACAAGTGTGCCATCTGCAAGACGTATCAACTGTACGCCAATTCCTTCGTGTTCATCGCTCATACTACATCACTATCGAAATCGATTTCACCAAACTGTCCGTTGGCAGAACATATCTGCACAACACCTACATAGAAATCACCATCAGGACATGTGAAGTCAAGAGCAATAACTTGATTACCTCCACCCTGCAAGATGTTGAACTGTCCAATGTCACCGGATGGAATGCCAGCATCACTACTTACGCGTGCAAACCCTGCGCCATCACCACCAGTAGGATCAGCATGTCCAGTAAAGGTGCGTGACGATGACGGAGTGAATGCACCATCTGGAATGAGTTTGTAAACACGTGGGTTGGTTGTTCCAATGTCTGTTGCTGTGAAACGAATACGTGTTCCGCCACTCTCAAGTGACAACGTTGTTGCGTCACCAGCTATCCAATCACCGAAGTCCGGACCACCTGCTGATACAACGATGGAAAATGGTGCTGAAGTAACGACACTTGCACGGTCATCTGTAACTCGAACGGTAAGACTGCCATAAGTCCCCGGAGTTGTAGGAGTGCCGCTAACCAATCCTGTATCGACGTCGATGTCGAGTCCAGTTGGCCAAGTTCCTTGCTTACTGTAGACGTATGGAGGTAAACCGCCAACTCCTGAGACAGTGAACCCTGCATACGCAACATCTTCTACAGTTGGTGTAACAGGTGTTGCACTAATGCTGAGTTCTTCACCGATGTCGAGGTCAAAGTTAGTGAGTTGTTTCTCATGTGATGCAGTGTCACTAACTTTAACACTCAACGTTGGAAATGATCCGAAATCAGCCGTAGTTCCACTGACAACGCCGGTTCCGCTGTCAATTTCGTAACCGTCGGGCCAACTTCCGAGAAGTTCGAACGTATATCCGCCAACACCGCCTGTGGCGTCAACGTCAAATCCGTCATAGGCTTCATTCTGCCATCCGGTAGTGACAGGGGTGCCACTGATGTTGAGTTCTGTAGTGACGGCAATCTGAAAATCGTTATCCAATTGATCTGTGTCAGTTGCATCGTCTGTTACCTCCACATTAAGAGCGGTAAACGTACCGTCTTCGGTTGGAGTGCCCGAGATTATACCCGTTACACTATCAATCACAATGCCTGTTGGGTAAGTCCCAACTAATGCATACTCATATGGTGCTGTGCCCCCAACGGCGTGCGCCACCCACTGAGTGTATGCGCTGTTTTCGTAACCTGTCGTGACAGGTGTACCGAATAGTTTAAGAACTTGCGGAGGGACTGTTCCTCCCCCCGTAAGTGTTGCATCAAGTGCACGTCCACGTCCACGACCGCGTCTGCTCATTACACTGATGCTTTCATTAGGTCAGCAGTTGTTGCAGTGCTGTTCACGCGAATGACGTGTGCAGCAATGCGTCCACCAGTTGGCACTGTGTATAACTGTGTTGAGCCGTCATCCATAAGACACGACACAACACCACCCGTACCAACGTATATCTCAGTTGCCGGCTGATCGAACTTCACTGTGTCAGAAACAACTACGTCCCAAACCTTTGCGGCGGGACCCATTGTTTCTTGTGCAGATCGGTTTCGTTTCGTTTCAGCTGGACTGAAGCCGTCTTTGTTTGCTACCCATGACATTATTTCGGCCTCGGAAGTTTGCCCTTAGGACGACTGTTCGGTAAGTTCTTCGCAGAACGTGCGCTTCCCCTACGTGACATGTCGCTGTCAGATGCAGATTGCGATGTTGACGGACGTTCATCCGCGATCTTCTTTTGTGGATTAGGAAGTCGTTTCTGATCTCCCGGTCCACTAAGCTGACCACGGTCGCCACTCACGATTGCATTGACAAGCTTGTCGTCTGCATTGTTGAGTGACATCTTTGCGTTACCGACATCTTTACCGGGAGGAATGATTTCGCCTTCAATCCCCTTGTCGTACGGAACAGCCCACTTATCTGTACCCTTCGGCCAGCCGCGTTCATCCATCGGCAAGTCTTGTGAGTACATGTTCTGTGGATTGGATGGCTTCTGCTTCGCACCACTGTTCGGTGCAGTTGCTTCGATAGATGACATTGCACCTTCAATCTGATCAGGTGTCATGCCACTCTTAGCGACTTCTGCAACAGCAGCTTGATCGCCCATCGTTGCAAGCTTCAACAATCCGTAGACAGCAGCAGCGCTACCACCGGCAGCGAGCATTAAGTTCATCAAGCTGTTACCACCGTCACCAGTTGCAGCAGCAACACTTTGTGGTTGTCCACCACTCGGATCAAGACCAGCGTCTTTGCTTGCAAGCATTGACTTGTTCTGTGCTTGTTGTGCAGCGTATTCCATTGCACTGCCATCACCCATCTGCATTGCGTCGGGGTTAGGACGATCCATTGGAATTGGAACACCAGCTTGTTCGTCAATCGATGCACTCACGTTTGTTGGACGTTCGGCAGGGATTGGTATGTTCGATTGTGCTGGTTGCTGTTGTGGTGCAGCTTGTTGTGGCGCAGGATACGCAGTGCTGTTAACACCACGTTGCGCCATGTTACGTTGACGCGCTTCATTGTCACGCGCTGTTTGATAGGGATCAGCGTCACGGAGTGAACCACCCTGCATCGCTGATCTGATATCCCCGTCGAACGTTCCCATTTAGAAGCCCAACTTGCCGCCACCACTGTTACCAGACTTCTCAGTCGGGAACGTTGGTGTGTGTAGCGCGTCGAGTTCCAGAAGGATTGCAGTCTCATCCGCAGCTGTTACGTTGCGATTGATATCAGTAATCGTTTCGATAGCACGTACGCCACCGAGAGTTGCACCAACATCATACGATGTCGATCCAGTCTGCGATGTGATGCGTGTATGCGTTGCGAGTGCAGCGGAACCAACGTCATCTGTCACCATAGTACGTAACAGTTCACGTGCTTTGCGCGACACCATACGATTGCCGAGTATCTTCCGCAACCGACGTAGCTGTTGTGCTGTACCAATTGTAGCGTAGTTCTCTTGGTACACACCATTCCATAGTCCTGACCATGCTGGCATTTACTTGTCCTTCCCGATCGTCTTGTCGGTAACAACTGGCTTCTTGTCTTCCTGTTCCGGTTTAACTTCCGGCTCGGGTGCAACGTTGTCAGCTGAAACTTCTTCGATGATGATGCGGTTTCCACTGTGGACGTGTGTGATGTAGGACGAGACACCAGCTTCAACTAGATAGCGTGCATCGTCGTCACTAACCTTATCGGGGAACTTCCCACGAACTTTATCCTGCACGATCACGTTTACACTGTGACCGCCATTCGTGTTAATTCGGACTTCGGTTGTCATCGGTGCGATCCCTATATTATAATGAGTGGAACAATGCATGAACTGTGCGTGCAATATGTCACAACGCAACACGTCTGTATATAGGTATGTATATTTCATCCTTTAACAATTCGTGATCGCTACACCTATTGACAAGAGGTTGACGTAGTTTCATTATAATGTTCTTCCCTTCACCCCCCAAGTATCCAAGAACCTTCGTGTTACTCTTATACATACGCGGGGGAAACGCACGTTTTGAAATCTCAACGGTGTTTTACAAATTGTACGCAATGTGTTATACTTAACTATCAATTAAGGAGTGCGTAACATGGTTTATCACAAACGAGGCTTTGTTGAAGTCGATCTATCTAATGCTGCTCATCGTGGACACATGATGCATGTCAAAGCTAATGAAGAGATCGTTGCATGTAAGTATGGTGTATGCACGCGTGTCTTTAGGTGTAAGGAGACGTGTAGGCTACATGAGAAGTTCGGACGTGTAGCGAACGTGATAGAAGAACCCGCGAACGAAGTGAGCGGGCACTCATTTAACACCTTGACAACTTAAAATGCATCCCATATACATGTAACTGTTTCCTCTACGTGTTGACATGAGCACGTACAACTTAGCCCACATGACACCCATCATGTGGGTTTCTTTTTGTCTATATGTAACATGACGTGTACGTATGACTCATATGTATAAGTGAGCAACGTAAGTAACATATATAGAGAACCAAATACCTTTTAAGTCCTCATGTGACCACCTTCTAGGCGATAACGCAGCAGAAGTAACATAGGGGGAGTATCTGTTACACTACCAACGTAGAAACTACTCGGTGGGGGACGCTCACTGATCACTTTGCCAGCTTCGTAACCTCGCTGGCCCCCCGGTTTTCCCTTGACGGGGGACTGTTTAATTCAGGTTAACGCGGATCGCTGCACCGTGAAGACATGTCACCTCTATACATCGCATGATGCATACACCTGTCGACGTATGTCAGTACATCGCGCATGATGTGTGACGTTTGGCGCATAGCGTTTGGCATTGTCCTACTCTGCACTACGATCATGTCATGCATGTTCTTACACGTGTAAGAGTGCTACAACATGTAGTATGTATGTGAGTGTATTAGTGTATGTTATGTCTATATGTAGGCGACTTGACATAATGTACGCAAACGCCCATAATAAAGACGGTCGAAACAGACCGCCGCACAATCACGTGCACATAAAAGGAAACTAAGTCATGTCTACTAATGTAAAGAACACTGTCCGCGCTGTCTCGGTTGATGGTAACGCCGCAATGACTGCTGTCTTGAATGGCCTTCACAATGCAGGCTCGAAGCTTCTCCCGCTCGCAATTGACGTGCACCAGAACAAAGGTAACCTGATCAATGTCGGCAACGTGTTGAGCGGTGCACCTGCTAAGAATAAGAAGCGCGCGACCGCTGTTCGTGAGTGCGCAGCGTCGAATTACGAAAGCTTTGCAAACGTGTTGAAGGCACAGGCCAATGCAAAGGTGCTCGCAAAGCAAAAGTCAAAGCGTGCCTTCGAAGCGTCCGAACAGATCAAGTCTGCTGAACGTCAATTGACCGCCGCGACTATCCTGTTTGAGCGCGCATTGCTCATCGCCTATTTCTTCAAAGCACATTCGCTTGTTATCACGCATGCGACCGCGTCAATCGTCACGGTCAAGTTCGGTGCGCCTACCAAAATCAAGGACGTTGACTATAATGCTGGTCACATTGAACAGTACACGGCAACTGACTTGATGCATCTCGGAAAGGACGAGGCGAAAGCACACGGCATTTATGCCACGACACCGCGCAATGGCAAGGTAGGCGAAAGCGTATCGACCGGAGCACAAAAGGCCATACTTGAAACAGCGTCACTGTTCGGCGACACGGTCAGCAAGCTTGCGCTCAAAGACCGGATCGAAGTCACCACTTCGGCACAGTTTGAAGCGATGCTTGCGCACAACATTCGTGCACGCTTCACAGACGACACGAACATGATTGACATCGCGCAAGTGATTGACTTCCTCCGCAAGTCGGACGTCATGAAAGGCGTTCGCATCGAAACGCATGGCGCCAACGGAAAGACCAACGCCAAGAAGTAATCCGAACTAACTAAGCTCCAATCAACCCCGTATCCCTAGTGGATGCGGGGTTTTTTAGTGCCCAATTTTTAGGACCGCGTCAGCTACCCCACAACAACAACGTCGCAACAACATTGCGTTCACGCCGGTAGTTTGCGCTACGCTTACACGTGTAATTAAGGCACATCCAATTGGTGTAGCAGACTTGACATAAAGGTGTAGCAATGCTATACTTAGAGAGTAATGAATTAACAACAACTTAACGAAAGGATCATCGCAATGCCTACATTTAAGGTGCATTTGGCTTACACGAAGTCAGATGAATTCATATCCGAGACTTACACAGCCTCGTGTAAGACAGTCGAAGACGCACGTAAGATGTGCGTAGCTGCATACAAGCCCATCATCGTCACAATCAAGAAGATCAAGCTGGTGCGTGAACATGCATAGGATCGGGATGTTCTTTGGTGCAACGATCGTCATGTTCTTGTCATTGTGTATCATAGTATGTGACAAGATCATCGCAATGCGTAATGCGTTCAGGCGCAAGCGCAATGACATACGTTGACATCATCAAGGCACGCGTTGGTATTCCACCGCGTACGCCTTTAGTAGCACTGTTTGAGGTACAAGATGCGTTCAATGATACAGCTTGGCATCTTTGGATAGCAGTGCGTGATCCTCAAGCCCCGTATTCACAATGGCAGGGTACATATCTTGCATTGGATCGTGACGGTGGCATTACACGTGTAACCATCTATGATGATGGACATGAGGAAGTGATGGTAGTGAAATGAGTGACTTACTAACGCGCTATCCCGCAACAATACCAATGACTGAGTATCGTTTACCTAACGGTCAGCAGTACGAGATATACTTCCCCGCAACACAAGAAGCAGCTGATCATGCTGAACTCATACTCGCAGCAGGATATCACTTCGAGTGTGAACTACTCAAGACAGGTGCGGGATCATTCACTATTGGTGATCGTGATGGTGATTACCAAATATGTTTGATCTTTAACACAACACCAATGGAGGACAGGCCGCAGAAGTTCAGCGACTTCGTACTCAAACAGAGTGTGCAATCACTTAACATCGCACGTGATGCACAAAACAAGGAAGAGGATAACGACAATGAATAACGTAGTAAACCTTGGGAACCGCGCTGTCTCGCCGCAGCCGCACACTGACGTGATCCCCGCGTCACCCATCCTGTTCAATGTGTGGGAACGTCCTCTCGAATACCGTGGCAATGGTACAACTGTCTTCCAGAACACTGGACATAAGGCACTTGTGCGCGTGGTAGACGACAAACCAGTGTGTCTCAACGTTGTGAAGGACACATACAAGGTGGTGCAGAATGCTGAACTGTTTGACGTTATCGACAGTGGTCTGTTTCGCGCTCTTGGCACTCAGGCTCATGATGCTCAGGTCATCGACCAAGTTTCTTACCAAGGTAAGACATGTATGCGTCAGTACATCTTCCCTAACATTGCTGTTGACAGCCCTGAACGTGACAGTATTAAGTTCCGTATCATTGCAGTTAACGGTTTTGGTGGGAGTGCTGTTAAACTTATTGCTGGTGCTATTGATTTCTTCTGCACCAACGGTATGATCATCGGTGAATACACTCGTGAGTACGCCAAGCACACGAGTGGTCTCAAGATACAGAAGTTCGAAGACATTGTGAAGATGTCAGTCGATGTGTTTTGGAAAGAGCGTGCAACATGGACAGGGTTACGCGAAAGCAAGATCAAGAACCCTGAATACGTCAAGAAGTTCCTTGATGATCGCTTCGGTGAACGTCTTGGTAACAAGATACTGCATCAGTACCTCATCGAACAACGTGTTCGTGGTGGTAGTAATCTCTGGGCTCTGTATAGTGCAATGACATACTATTCGTCGCATGCGTCGGGCGACTTTGGTGTGCGCAATACAGGTAACGATCACACCGCCGCAACAATGTTGAAAAGGGAACATGATGTCCGCAATGCTTTCAGGCATCCGGAGTTCATGGCGCTCGCTGTCTAGCGAACACAAGGAGACGGCAATAGTATTCGTCATCATAGCAATCTGCTGTGTTGGCGGATACTTCCGTCACTTTACATGATCTTCGACCTCGAAATAGAGGAACTCAACCGCAACATAGGTCGCGCACGTGCTATACTCAAGAGCAAGCGCGACCGTCTTGCTGCATTAGAACATGCAATCGCTACTGATGTCGAACTCATTGCACATTACAAGCGTTTGCTATTGGCATTCGAGAGGAACAACCAATGATCAATAAGCAGCGCGTTAAAGAGTTGCTTGATCGTTTCGAACTATCAGCAATTGCCATGAGTTGGAAAGGTTCACAGCCTGTCGAAACTCGTGAAGAGATCACAGAAGAGTATCACGAAAGCAAACGTGAACTCTATAACGCATTGGGGATACGGTATGAACGCCGCTAAGAAAGAACAGTTCCTTACACTCATGCGCTTGACTGTCAAGGAGACATACCGCGACGGCTGGGCGCGTGACACAGACAAACTCAACCGCTTCATGAGTGCGGTCGAGCAGACTATCACTAAGGGTAACAAGACTTGGACACCCGACGGTGCTGCATACACAATCGTGTGCAAGAAGTTGGGCTTCGATAACGCAGTGCCATTGAAAGGATTGTTGATATGGCTAAACAAGGCGTAGGCGATGACGTTGGCATTAACTTGATGGTGTGGAACACTGATCCCATCATGGTTGAGAAGATGACACGTATCACTCAGATGATCAAGAAAGGTCCTGTTGACACAACAACAGAAGAAAAGCGTTGGCTGGTAGACGCAATCACTGATGTACTTGCGTACACGAAACGCATTCCAACATATCCAGACAAAGAAGACAACATCGAGAAACTTACACACTTTCTCGGTATTGCGAAAGCACTCGTACTGCTTGAAGAGTACGAAGCAGACAAAGCATCTCACAATTGGGATGAAGTCGGAAGAGCAATCGTCACAACACTAACGAATGGAAGGTACTAACATTATGCATATCTATGAGAACATGACTGACGAAGGTCTTGATTTGCGCCTCATTACCGTCATGGCAATGAACGTGAAGACAACTGACACAGCAATCGGCCACTTTGGTACGGGAATGAAGTACGCACTTGCTGTACTCACTCGTTATGGCTGCACTGTCACCATACAAACTGGTGATGGTAAGGAATACCGCGTCGACTCCCGCGTTGATACAGTCCGTGGCAAAGAGTTCACCATGATGTATCTCGTCAATACACGTGACAAGAAAGACGCCGTCATTCACCTCCCATTCACGACCGAACTCGGTAAGTCATGGGACATGTGGATGGCTGTGCGTGAGATTGAGTCCAACATGCGTGACGAGAGCGGCACTTACTACACAAGTGACCGTTACTTCGAGCCAACACAAGGCATCGTACGTTTCTACATCGAAGGTCAGCCTTACGATGAAGCAATCCGTGAACATCGTCACACAATGTTCTTCGATTTGATTGAGGGACCTGTCACCAAGAACAAAAACCCCAACGTCGATTACAAAATGCATCGTAGCGCACATTTGTACTTCAAAGGCGTACGCGTGTATCAACATCCGGAGAAGAAACAGTACATCAACACGTACAACTTCACTGATGCTGTTGAGTTGTCAGAAGATCGTGTGATTAAGGACTCATACTATCCGAATGAACGCATTGCACGCATGTTCCGACAGAGTGCCGACGCTGATGCAACACAGATGCGTAAACGTATCCTTGATACTGCAACAGCAGCGGAATGGGACATCGATCTCGCTGGTTATTCATGTGACAATTGGGATGTGAACGTCATTAAGCAAGTTGATGATCACATTCGTAGAGGTGGTCATGTCGATGCGAAGATGAATGCATGTATCATTCAGTGGCGCGTCAAGAACGTTGTACACGAACAACATTCACTGCATAGCGACGAAGAAGAACTCCTCGCTGATGCAATTCAACTCCTTGGTGCTGCCGGTTATGAAGTCACCAAGTACGAAATCAAAGTCATGCGCTCATTGCCTGAAAATGCAATCGGTCTCGCTGACTGTGACAACAAAGTCATCTTTATATCAGCCGTCAACTTCGAAAACGGTCTGCAACAGGTGATGGGAACACTCCTCGAAGAATACATACACATTGAATACAACTTCCGGGATGAGACGCGACAGATGCAAGACTGGTTGTTGCGTCGTGCAGTTGTTCACATGATACGTGAACGTAAACTAGAAAAACAACTACGAGGACGTGATGACAATAAGACTGAACCGGAAAGTATATGAAGACATACTCCGCGAGGGCTACGCGCACAGTCTTCCGGACGCTAAACCGTACTTTACATGGCAACTTGTTCGTGAGGATGAATACCGCATCCTCATGAACGTCTATCTTCTCATTCCAACTGGTGAGATATACACATGTGAACATGTTTGGAACACGTCGGTGTTGGACGACACGAAAGTGCGCGGACTGATCAAGGTACGTGCGGCTAACTTGCTGAACCAAATCATAACAGCAATCAAACCGTATCGTTGGTCACTCAAAAACATCACGTTCGTTGATTTTATATCTGCGAACAAGATACAGGAGGCAAATGTCAATGCCAAGAAAACGCAACGAACCAATTGATGTGTTCAAATTTATTGACATGCCTAAGAACGGTGATCCTAAGCCTTGTTGGCCGTGGACAGGTGGTGTAGGTGGTCGTGCTGATGATCAGCGCGGCTACTTCACTATGAAAGGCATCAAGTACCTTGCGTATCGAGTGGTATTTGAACTAGTTAATGGGCCGCTTGCTGGACCTGAAGAGAAAGTGCGACACACGTGCGACAATCCTATCTGTTGTAACCCGTATCACTTGATCCGAGGCACACATGCACAAAATGAACAAGACAAGTATGAAAGGGATCGATATGGTTTCCCTGTCGCAGTTGTTGAAGAATGTCTTAAACTCGCCGCTCGTGCGTTACCCCAAGTCGCCATCTCCGCCATTATTACCGAACAGTTCGGCATCCAGTTCTCGCAACAACGTGTATCGGATATTGTCAATGGTGCGCGACGAGACAGACAAGCTCAACTTATACGTAGGAGATTGGAGAAAGAGAACGCACTCAAAGCCGGTTAAAATATCACCAGAAAACTTTGATGAGTTCTGGATTGAGCGCATACGTACCGTCGCGCAAATGATGAAGAATGGTGCACTTACATCTGTTGTATTCACTCGTGGTGGGTTTATACACATCCAAAGGGAAATGAAAATGCATACTATAATCAAACGTAACGAAGAACGTCGGTCATTCATTGATCATATGAAGGGTTGGGAAGGTGCAGACTTCGCACCATACATGCGTAATCCTACGGGAGTGTCTCCGCGTGAGATCAATATTCATTATCACACGGAACTTGAGCTTCACAAGATCGTCATGCGTGAACTGTTCAATCGTTGGAGGAAGGCCACCGCAGCGACTCCCGCAAAACCGCTTCCTCCGGGGGAGTACAATGCTCGCATCGCTACATCCGAACTCAAAGACGGTGTGTTGTCGATGTCGATGCAGATACTTGATGATTATCCAGACGAAGTCAGCACAGTTGTCTTCGATAGTTTAACCGGCATCAGTGATGCAATGTTGGGGTACAAAATGAAACTTCCAGTTTACAAGATCGGTGTACGCTTCGATCGCAACAATGAGCGTGCAGGACAGGGCGACGTCTATTACTACAAGTGGACGCGCGAGCTTAAAAAGGGTGAAAGGGTAATTGTCAACTCTCCTTACACCGGATTTACAACTGTAACTGTTGTATCGTGCGGCGATTTCCCCGGTTGGGAGAAGGTTGACGCATTCAAATGGATCGTCAGTCAGATCGATGCAACACGTTACGTCGAACTTGAGAAGACAACAGCTACGTTACGTGCTGACCGCACCAAGCGTGCACGTAAGGACACAGCAGAACGCCGACTCAAGGAAGCACAAGCTGAATTCGAAGCTGCGCGCAAGGCCCTCGAAGGTTGACATTTTGTACACCAATTGCTACAATGAGGGTGTAAGTAATGAACAACAACATTATCGCAATGACAATCTTTGCATTCATGCTCACTTGTCATATCGGTACAACGCTTGTAAGAAAGGCGCGACAACATGGACATACAATTCAATTCGAAACTTCAAACGGCTATACAAAAGCTTGGCCGACAGGGGGAATTCCAACCCCCGAAGTCACAGGACCCAATTGACGCTGTACTCCACGAGTATTTCGTCAGCGAGACAGCACGATCAGCGTTTGACAAGCGCAAGAAGGATGCATTGACCAAGTTGAAGTCATTCGACAACACAGGTCGCATCGCACGTGCTGTTGATGATGCACGAAAGGGTTCATCTGGTTCAGTTGCGCTCTTCGATACCGAACATTACTCCAGTTCGTTGACAACGAAGTCACCAAGCAACTCACTCGATCCGATTGTGTTGAAGAACGAACTTGCGAAGCTCGGTGTTGATGTTGAGATTGTAAACAAAGCGTTCGCTAAAGCACTCTCACCAAACAAACCAGCGGAGACTTATACAGTCGTCGTGAAACATACCTAATCACATTTACAGACTTGACAAGGTGTATGTGATTTGCTATTATAATAGAACAAGAACCCCCCAATATCCGAGAACTATATATAGTATATCTCTTCTATATGTAGTAGTAGGACTTGGGGGGTAATACTTGTATACTATAATAATAATTAGGAAACGGCGATATGACAGATGAACGACGCGTCATTAACTTGGCGCAACGCAAGCTTGAGCGGTTAGGTGGGTTACCGGCACCTGACATCGCAGTATCCATCCCGGAATTCATTGAGCCTTCTGACATTAGTAAGATGAGTGATGAACAGTTGGAACAGGTACTCCAACTCGTTAGGCTTCGGCGTATGCAAAGTACGCTTATCTATGAGCAAACTCAAGTGCAGAAGCAACAAATCCAAGACGAAAAGAACTACATGAGATTGGATAAGGCTGGTATCAAAGTCTTTACCAAGATGGAGAAGGCGTTCAAAGCATTGGACGACCTTGAACTAGCCGTGAACGAAATGCGTGCATGGCGATTGCAATCGGGATTGGAGTTTTAAAATGAATGGACGTAAGTCAATACTGGATGAGATACTCGCAGAACTTGTGCGCCCGCTTGTCACTGATGATGTGCGTAACAGTGTCTCAACGTATGAAAGCACCCTGTGCGGATGCGGTACGTGTGGTGGTGTCCTCAACTTAGCGTGCGAGGAAGTCATCAAGAACTACAACGAGGACAAAGACTGTCTCAAGTGGACACGTATCAAGCTCCTTCTTCTCATGACACTCTATGACAACATCGAAGTGACAATCATGGAGAGCAACGGGATGAAACGTGACGCTGCAATTCAGGAACTCAACCGCGACAACGCTGAATGGGAGAAGAGAGCGGAAGCAATCCTCGAACAGAATGCTGACTACACGCTCGCACAGATCAACGGTCCGATCAAGGAAGCATTCTTGGCGAACTATGCACGCAGGAAGGATCGCCGCGATGCAGGGAAATGACATTCTGCTCACGTTGAAAAACAAGGGCATGGAACGAGGCGTAACAGAGTGTCTGTTGCGTCTCGCTGAGGAAGTCGAAGATCACAACAAGGCATTCAAAGAAATGGCTGCTGCTATGGATGCACTTGCGCGTGTCAACACGTTGCTGAACAACGCACTTGGCAACATGTCGGACGCGATTGATGAACTCAAACCGAAAGATGGCGACCCGTCATCGACGCGAGGCATGGTCGGATGAACACATTCATTGTCATCAGTGCCATCATCGCATTGTTGATGCTCAACGAAATCGGTAACAAGCTTGAACGTATCGCCGTCTTGCTTGACATCATAAAGGTGAAGCAGAAATGAACACACCTATCAATAAGGTAACTGATGAAGACATGTCGTCATTCAGCGACGTGCCTACACTCAACGAGTATCAGGGACTTGCGACCCGCTTCGCAGTGTATCCCGGTCAAGGCACAACACTTGGTCTTTGGTACACGATCACCAAACTCAATGGTGAAGCTGGTGAAGCAGCCGAACATATGGGTAAAGCCATGCGTGATGATGGTCTATTGTCGCAGATCGGTTACGGTACTGGATACGAGTTCGGTAATCTCACACCTGAACGTTATCAGTCACTCGTCAAAGAACTTGGTGACGTTCTCTGGTACGTCGCAGCCGCTGCAAAGGAACTTGATACAACACTTGCGGAAGTTGCACGCACGAACCTTGCGAAGTTGAAGTCTCGCTCCGAACGTGACGCACTGCAAGGAAGCGGTGACAATCGATGAAAATACTTAACATCAGCATGGTGCCGTGGGTCAATTCGATCCACGGCGAGTTGAGGGATCGTGATGGCAAACCACTACGCAAATTCGACAACACTAAGCTCGTTGCTCTTAACACATGCCCGACGTGGGGAATTGTTCGATACGAGCATCACAAAACGTACCTTTCCGGCTCACGCGCAATGGCTCTCGAAGCAGGTGGTGCCGCACACGAAGCCTATGCAGCCGTCCGACTTGCCGACTTGTATTTCAATGGACCTGAGTTCTATCGAGACGCGGATTTTAGTAGCGATGTACAGCGAATTGCCACCGCGCGGGCTACAACCATCTTCGGAGAAGAACGAACTGCGGGATGGCTTAGTGCGCTCACGTCTGGCGAAGATACAGAACGAGCTACAATGCTTGCTGCTCTCGAAATCTTTGGCACCTCCGGATATTACGAAGACCCCGGAGACCGTAAACGGACAATTGCTAACATTGAAGAAGCTCTTATCGCTTATGTCACACGATACCCACTTGGCAAAACCATGCCCATCATCGTCAAAAACGGGCTGGAAGGCATACAAAAATCAGAATGGTTCGTGGGAGTTGAAATCGGTATAGACATGTACCTCGAAATCACAACCGATGAACCAAGTGACACGGAGTACGGATACAATGGCACGCATATCAACCGTGTCCGTCGATATCACTTTGTTGGTCGAGTTGACGGCCTACAATATATTGACCGCACGCTATCTCGGATTGCTGTTGAAGAGAATAAAACAGCAAGCAGACTTGACGATGCATGGCGTCTTGCATTCACCATCAGTCATCAACCAACAGGATACATGCTTGCAGCTTCAAACCTCCTTGGACAACTCGTTCAAGACGCTGTTATCAGAGGCATGTCCATCCCACTACCGAAAACATTTGACTACGGTGGCATTGTCAACGAGCCCATCACTCGAAATCTTCAGAACTTCAAAGAGTGGGCCGAATGGGTATGTCATACGATGGATGTTACGGCACCATTTCTGGACACGCCGGAGAATGCTCCAAAGTATACCCATTCTTGCAATCGATATTTCAGGCCGTGTCCACTTATCCCATTTTGCGACAGCGACTACGACGAACGACGCGCAATGTTAGATGAGATGGCAACGGATGAGTGGGACCCATTAGAAGAAGGCAACGGGTAATGGGATGGTACAATAGTAAGGGTGTGCGTAAGAAGTTCTTTCACGAAGGTTCTCGCAACCCAAATGCGAAGCTCAAAGAGACAGATGTGTTGAAGATACGTCAGCGATTGAAGGAGGGTGAACTCCAATCAAGCATCGCTGAAGACTTCGGTGTGTCAGTCTCACTCATTGGTTACATCGGACAGCGCAAATGCTGGACACATTTACCGGAGGGTTACGGTGGCTAAGTCAGGATACGTAGACAGAGACAATCCGAATATCAACTACTCTGACTTGTTTGGACAAGTCATATTCGTTTACAAGAACCACGAAGGCTTCATTGAAGAGCGCCGCGTAACACCGATCGAAGTGGTGTTTAAGAAGACGATGTTCCATGACGAGGCGCAATGGTTTTTACATGCATACTGTCATCAGCGTCTTGACAAGCGTGACTTTGCATTGGAAGACATCATCGGTAACATCCGTCACGTACGCAGACGCAACAACGATGCAAAGCGAACTGTCCTGTCACACCAAGCGAAGAAAGCGAAGTTTGACAAGCTTCAATTGAACTCACCTGACTTGACAAAAGACATTGATATTGTTACTATAGAGCATAAGAAATAAGGAAACATCATGTCAGACGAAATACCCCAAATCATGTTGGCGGGTGTACCCATCAACAAAGCGTCGGATGCTAACAAGCGTATAGTTGCGTTAGCATGGGCAGACGCTGGAGCAGGTAAGACTACACTCTCCGCAACAATGCCCGGTCGTAAGTTGTTTTATCAATTTGATCCAGACGGAACGAACTCCGTCGCACATGTCGACAACGTAGATGTAGCGGACTTCTCCGGTTCGTCATCATCAATCACCGCACAGTTCAAGAACGAAAGCAATCCTCTCGGACTTAACACTGTGCTTGATCAGTACGACAGTTTCATCTTCGACAGTCTCACAAACATCACAGACAAAACACTCATGGAAGGCATTAGTAAGAACACTGGTGCAACTGTCGAGCGTCCATCCCCCGGATCATACGGCACACGTAACGCACTTGCCATTCGTTTGATTAAGAACGTTGTCAAGGTAACTGGTAAGGCGAACAAACATGTCATGTTTATTGCGCATGAAGGTGCACCCACTACAGACGAAAAAACTGGGGCAATCTTACATATCTCACTCGCACTTGGTGGACAATTGCCTAGTAATATTGGAATTGACTTCAGCGAAATGTGGGCCATCTATCAAGTTGACGGTAGAGTGGATCGACGGATCGCCGTCAGTCCGAGTAGACGCCGTAAACCTATGAAGACACGCATGTTCAGTCAATTGGATGAACCTGAGTTCGATTGGCGGTTCAATCCAGATGATTGGGACAACCCAAGTAATCACATGTGGCGCATGGATACATGGCACGCTATGTGGTGTTACTTCAACAAGAAACTTCCGTTGCCGGGAACGAAACAGTTCGAAGCAATGTACAAGGAGTGGAAGAAGACTGTGCCATGAGTGAACCAATCATTACACTAACGGAAGCTGAACGTATCGTGCGTCATGGCAAAGCACTTGCTGACTTGCGTGCTGCACTGAAGATATTCACTGACAGCAAGCAACCATTCATAATTGAGTGGGCTGGTAGCAATCTAGCCAGTACAGTGCTAGGCGCATTGCGCACGAATGATCAGCAGTTCCGGTTGGACATGCGACAGTACATCTGTAGTATGTTCTTTGCACGTATCGAACACGAACAAGAACTGTTTGCGAAACGTCTTCGCAATCCAAGTTACGAACCTCCCGAAGAAGAACGCGACTAAGGATAGGGGCCTACATCTAGTAGGTCTTTGTAATCACATACAAGATGCAGTGGCTTGTATGTGTGATTGAACTATGGTCTACTGTATTGTTGCAACAAACTCAAGAGGAAATAACCATGAGTGAAGTATCCATTCTCGAATACAGCAGTGACGTATCATCCGCCGAGGCACCACCACCGCTCCCGGTTGGCGACTATCCTGCTGTCATCGACAGTGTTGAACAGAAGATCAGCAACACAACTGGCAAGGAATACTTGTCTGTTGCGTTGAAGATCAGTCCCGATGACTATCCGGCTGACTTCGATCAAGACCGTGAGATGTTCCCGGAAGGTGTCACACTGAACTACAACCGTCTTATGGTTGAAGACACTGCACGTTCCCGCTACAACATGCGCAAGTGGTGCGAAACCATTGGCGCGAAGGCTGGCAAGCGAGTTGATCCTACCGAATGGTTGGGTCTGTCGTGCAAGGTCGGCGTGAAGCACGAGAAGTACGAGGGCGAAGACCGCGCACAGATCGGCAAAGTTTCTGCGTCGTAAGGCGTAGAATAAAAACGGTGTCAACTGCATTTTGTGGTTGACATCGTAATACTTAGGTAATACTTTCTAAAGGTCAACGGGAACAATCCCACAATGGTAAAAAGGAATACTCAAATGTCTGATGCGTCCAAGGGCACTGCCACCGCTACGGAAGCCCCCAAGAAGCGCCGCGCTCCTGCCGGTCCTCGTACCCCTGCCCCGCTCTATGCCTTCGTGAAGGTCAATGACGGCGGCGTTCCTCAGCTTACGGCATCGTTCCGCGATCCCCGCAAGATGGCTTCGTATGTCGCGACCGCAAACCAGAACGGCGAACATCTCATGGTGATCGCTCCCGAGGCGTAAGCCGGCTACCAAGCTGACAATCACTCCCCCGAATGTCAGTTCCGGTTAACGTAGGACGGTGTGCAGCTTAACTGGATGCACACCGTTTCTCGTTGGAGACATACGATGAGCAAAGCCGAAGTCACTATCTCTATTCCATACCCGCGCCCAACTGCGCATCTCAATCGTGGCCATTTCATTAATGAGACGGCACCGAACATCGACCCCCCTTCATCAATTCGTTTTCCTAGTGCTGACAAACGTTACATCCGTGAGGTTGCAATGTCACTCAACATGGGTTTCAGTGAGTTCGTTAAGTGGGTAGCCATCTATGCTGCACGTGCAGTTGTAGAAGAACAACACCGTAAGACTTTCGATGACGGTGGCGACAAAGGACCGGACCTAACCGGCTACGAATAAACGGAAACGGAGACACACCATGCAGTTGTCACAAGCGCAACTTGCATGTGCAGATGCAGCCCTCGACCCACTCAAGAGATTGTTTGCGGTTACGGGTAGCGCTGGCACAGGCAAGACTACTATCATTAAGTACATCGCCGAACAGTTAAGCGAGCGCGGCATTTCATATGCAGTCTGCGCACCTACTGGTAAGGCTGCGAAGCGGATCAAAGAAGTTACCGGACTTCCCGCCATCACTGTACACAAGTTGTTGGAATACGGTCGTCCCGGTGAACGAGATAAAGACACTGGTGAAAGCGCCGATATTACTCATCCGAAACGTGACAAGTTCACACCGTTCGATGAGCTAGTCATCCTATGCGATGAGTACTCCATGATCAATCATGAACTCAATCGTAACTTGATCGATGCACTACGTCCGGGTGGGCGATTGATCATGTTTGGTGACATCGCACAGCTTCCACCTATCGAGAAGTATCACATCAAGAATGCAGACGGATCACCATTCAACGAACACCTGAAACGTGCGTCGTGTGCATTCATGTTGACTGAGATATACAGACAGGCCGAAGGGTCCGATGTACTCACAGCAGCAACTGCAATCCGTAAAGGTTTCCCGCCGCGTCGTGGTGAGAAGTTCCTTATGCATTACACAGACAGTCCTGTCAAGAAACTTGAACAGCTAGTGATGGAAGCGGAAGAACATGGTATCGACTACGCATCTATTGACAATCAAATCCTCACTCCGATGCGCACTCGTTGGATCGGAACCGGACCTCTTAATGTCATGCTTCGTGGATTGCTTAATCCTCACGGACGCGACGAGACAGAACTCACGCGGTATAGTTGGGACGAGAAAAATCCAGTCACTGTTTCAGTCGGGGACAAAGTCGTTTGCACTGAAAATACTTACGACATGCGAAATTACACAGAACGATTTATGGAGTGGCAAGATAACGGCAATCCAGTCCTCAGTTCGTATATACCCACTCCCGACACCAAGTACATGCTTAACGGAGAAACAGGAAAGATCATTGAGCTTTATCCTGATGGAGGAATGGAAATCGATTTTGGAGATAGAGTTGTCGAAGTTCCTTACGCTTACGAGGAATGGTGGGAAAAGAGAGGGGCGATTATCGATACGTTCCCTCAACGCTCAATTGAACTCGCGTATGCACTCACGGTACACAAGGCGCAAGGTTCGGAGTATCGTAACGTCATCTACGTAATGAACAACAGTGTGTTCTTCATGCTCTGTCGTGAGAACATATACACAGCGGTGACACGTGCACGTGAACGGTGCGAGATCATCACTGACATGAAGTCAATGTCACTGTCACTCAAGATCACGAACGATGTACTGCGTAAGCGTCGTGAGTCACACGAAAAGAACAAGGGGAGTTTAGTCAAATGATGCACTGCGTTGCGATACAAGGTCCACCCCGTAGCGGTAAAGACACTGCGGGTTTCTACATCAAGACTGAGTTCGAAGCGTTAGGGTATCACGCGATCTTGTGTAAGGCTGCTGGTTGGTTGAAGACAACAGTAGCGAAGCACGCATTCGGTGAGTTCCCTACCATGAACGAAGCTGACATCGAACGTGTGAAGGATCAACTGATCCCCGGTCGTGACATCACGTTTCGTCAAGCACTCATCTGTTTCAGTGAACAGTACGCGAAGCCTATGTTCGGTGCAGACTTCTTCGGTAAGAAGCTTGTCGAACAGATGTTAGTTCTCGAAGCGAACTACACTGAGTTCTACGGTATGCACGCTAAGGAAGTCGTGTTCGTCATGACTGATGCGGGGTTCGAAGAAGAACAGATACCTGTACAGAACTGTATGGGTAAGGAGTTCTACTCCATCGTGCAGATGCATCGTGAAGGATGCGACTACTCATACGATAGCCGAAGTTACTTTTGCCTTAACGGCTCACGGTGTGAGAAACTACACAACAATGAAGCATTGGACATCCTTGCCCTGAAGTGTGGCAAGATCGCGAAGGGACGGCACGAACAATGGACATCGATCAAGGGTCAGTAGACTACGTACGGAACTTACAAACACTCAGACAGGAATTCATTAACCGTGCGGAAGGATCACGCCTCAAAGTTGAATGTCCAATGGACGGAACGTTTTTCTCCGACAAGGTTATCGTTGCGGAAGCTCCCGGTGACAGAGAAGTGCAACAGCGTCTCCCTCTTGTTGGCGGTTCGGGTGCACTATTGTGGCGGACATTGCAGAAGCACACAGGACTTACTCGTAAAGACTTCTACATTACCAACGTGTCGAAGAGACAAGTTTCATTCTCCGATCACAAGAAAGCGGTGAACAAACATGAGCTTGATCTATGGGGCCAACTGTTACGTTGGGAGTTGGGTTATCTTCCTCACGTTCGTTACATCATCGCTATGGGTAATATGGCTTTGCATGCCCTTACCGGACATTCGGGGATCACAAGTTGGCGTGGTTCTGTTCTCGATTGCGTTATACCTGATCATGTGCGCGGTGGGACAAGAACAGTTAAGGTCATGTGCGTCAACAATGCAGCAGCTGTCATACGTGAACCACTCCTTGAAGTAACATTCAAGATGGACATCGCACGTTTCAAGAGGTTACTTGATGGAACACATGCGCCGACTGAGGTATCCACTCTCCTATATCCGAGTATCAGTGAAATTGACCGCTTCATTAACCAAGCGGCTGGATGTACTGATCCGATCGGGCATGACATCGAAACTATCTCCGGACAGACAGCTTGCTTTGGCTTCGCAGATACGTCATCAACTGCTATCTGCATTGCAATGCGGACACAGAAAGATCACGTCTATACCATACGAGAAGAAGCACATATCAGGAGGCAATTGCAACGCTTATATAAATCGGGGACACAATTCATCGCACAGAATGGAATGTTCGATATTACTTGGCAATGGTACAAAGATAAACTGTACCTTCCTAAGTTATGGTTCGACACTATGTTGGCGCATCACACACTCTACCCACGCCTCCCGCACAATCTGGGTTTCCTTACTACACAATACACTGACAACCCTTATTACAAGGATGAGAAAGACGAGTGGCGTGACGGCGGTGACATCGATGACTTCTGGCGATACAACGGTAAAGACTGCGCACACCTACTATCAATCCAAGCGAAAGAACTTGGCGAGTTACGCACACAAGGGTTGGATCAGTTCTTCTTCAGTCACGTAATGAGGCTGCAACATCATCTTGCACGCATGACTGTTGGTGGCATCATGCTAGACACCAAGATGAAAGAAGACTTGAAGGAAAGCATGAACGATGTGATTGGTACACTGACCGAAGAGTTTCAGTCGCTGATCATTGCACAGATAAACGAAGAGAAATACTACAACATCAACTCTCCCAAGCAGATGAGTGAGTTGTACTTCTCGAAGTTGAAACTGGTCGGGCGCGGAGTATCCACCGATAAGGAGAACCGCGACAGGATGTTCAAGCATCCGCGTACCAACGAAGCATCCCGCAAGATACTCAGTGTGCACAACAAACTCGCTGAGGAAATGAAGTTCAACTCAACATATGTAAAGGCACAGGCTGATGAAGACAATCGCTTTCGTTGCACCTACAATCAAACTGGAACACAGTCCGCTCCCGGACGACTTAGTTCAAGTCAGACTTTGTGGGGGTCCGGTGGCAACCTACAAAACCAGCCTGACCGCGCGCATCCTATGTTCATTGCTGATGCGGGTTACGCGTTCGGATATTTTGATCTTAGCCAAGCAGAAGCCCGATACGTTGGTTGGGCTGCTAAGATTGAAAGATGGATTGAACAGTTCGAACGAGCGCGCGCCGATAAATCATACGACGCGCACTGCGCTCTAGCATCCGATCTCTTCAAAATTCCATACGCGGAAGTTCCCACCTTCGACCGTTACGACGCTACCAAAGGGCACGTGATACCCGAAGGGAAGAGACACGGTGACGTTACTATTCGCTACATTGCCAAACGGTGCAGACATGGACTTAACTACCGAATGGGACCGGATCGTCTGGCTACCACGGCGGGCCTCACCCTCGCGGAAGCCGATTTTGCGTACAGAGTGTACCATAGGGAAACTCCTGAACTTCGCGTTTGGTGGGCCGATCTGGAAGCGGAATTGCGCAAGAACGGTGCATTGTTTAATGCCTTCGGACGTAGGTTTATACTAATGGAGCGGCCAAGTCCAGAGGCGTTGGAAAGTATTGTAGCATTTAAGCCGCAAAGCACAATAGGTGACAAGGTCTGTCAGGTGATTTATCAGTCGGAAGATGATCCACGTTGGCCGCGCCATTGCCGTGTTGCTCTCAACATTCATGATGCACTCATTACACTAGGGCCAATCGATGAAATCCCGATGGCACTGTCAGTAATGAAGGCGTATGCTGAGGCACCTATCATGGTGGGGGGTAGGCCAATGATTATCCCTGCCGATACCAAGATGTCATACCCAGATGAAGGAGGGGTACACAGATGGTCGCAGCTAAAGACAATCCACGTAGACAGCGTGAGTATATCCTTGTGAAGAACAAGACTACGTTCTATTACGCACGAGTATCACGCAACAACCCGGACATGTACGTTGTAATGACGGACGTGAGTGAAAAAGAAGGGAGAGATATCATTGAGAAAGCAAATGGCGCATCTGAGTACAAAATTCAAGAAGAAAGGACACCAAGTGAAGAAAACAACCCACTTGGATAGGTCAACAGTGGACTTTGAGCTTGAATTGAAGGCTGAGACCGCGTTGGCTATCCTAATTGTCAGTGAACACGGTGATGATGTGTGGTTACCACGTAAAGCACTCATCGAATTCACTGATAACGAAGACGGTACATGCAAGTTCACCGTAACCGAAGAACTTGCGTTCGAAAAGGAGCTAATATAATGCGTGAAGCAAAAGGACTGACACCCGATGAAATTCAAATGCTCAACGGTGACGATTACTCGCTTATCGAAGCTACTGATCGCGAAGTCGCAAGCTATCTCGACGGAAGCGGACCAGATGAGGATGTCGAAACGGTTGTCAGCATACTTGACAGTGAGCGTCACAATGTATTCGAAGGGGGTGGTGGAACAACACGGCTTGTCGTCATTCGCATCGTTCCGCATGTTGACGATGACGTTGAGAGTGAGACATCGTCGGGCGTTGTGGAAGCTGATCCTATCACAACAACCGACGGTGTATCTGAACACACTAACTTGAACAATGGAGACGATGATGCAGCGTGAAACAACTGGAGATACACAAGCCGTGTTCGATCCCGATTTCTGGCATTCGTACTTTTATCAGAAACCTTCATTCGAGGTACTTGTCTCGTTGAAGGAGAAGGTACTTGCGTCAGAAGAAGTCGCAACGCGCTACTACTACCCCGACAAGGCCGGTTGGTCTGCACGTGAACATGTCGATCATGACATTCAGATGTTGGATCATGACCGAACGCTGAGGATTTGGCGTAACGCGTACGAATACGCATTGCAAACACGTCAGATGTCGCAGAACCAGTTCCGTGCATGGCAAGCAAACAACGGCGTCAAAGTGCCAACGTCATACTACGATAACGAGGTGATGAATGCCGCGAAAGAAGGACTTGACCGTACCTTCGTTGAAACCGACGACAAGCCGGCCGAAACGAGTACCGACGAAGAACGCAAACTCAAAGCCTACAAAGAAGACCTTGAGCGAGCACGCGCAACCAAGCCAACTCCCGATCGCTACGATATACGAGCTTCGGGAGAACGCTCGGTTCTTAGTCGAGAGGGAGCAACTGTCGCAAGTCAGGCTGGTCCCGGAGGACTACGTTCTTCACGGACGTGAACGTTACTCTTGACCACGTCCTAGTGACTGGTGAATAACATCGATTGCGCCATCAATATCAACACCGTACTGTTGGCGCAATCTCTCTTCGAACATGTCAATGTAAGCTTCCTGCTGCGCGTCAAGTGCATGCATCTCACCAACAGTCTTACGGTGTTCCATATCGAACACAGTTGGTGATACACTGTCCTTCTGTGCTTCCAACATGGCGAGTTTCTTCGTACGTGATGCACGTTCACTAGATAGTGACTTCAATTTACCACTGTAGAATGCTTTACTTATTTCCTGCGCCATCGAGCGTACTTGTGGGTCTTGTATGCGCTGCATGCCTTGGAACCCTGCATCTGTCATTTCGGTATCGACGTTCTTTGTGTCTTTCTCCATTGACAGTTGCTTACGAATACCTTCCACCTTAGCGAAGTTCTCCGTCACGCGTCCGCGTTGTTCTGTACCAGCATAAATACGACGTTGTCCACCACTGAACAATGACGCACCAGCTTCACGAACTCCGGGTGTCTCAGCAGCTGCACGCTCACCTGTGTAAACCATGTACTGGAACGTCTGTTTGAGTGCATCTGTGAAGTCATTCGTGTTATCATACGCTTGTACGCCAACGTCAATCGATCCGACAAGGTTCGCAGCACCGACACCAGCAAGACTTTCAATCGTCGTCATCCAACCCTTAGAGAAGTCGCTGTCAGCGTTGATCTGGTCAGTGTTGATACCCTGCACACGATCCTCGTACGGTGTCGAAATTGTTGGATCGCCCAACAAGAACGCAGTTGGATCGAAGTCACCACCAGCAAGCATCAAGTCAAGGAATGGCGGTAGCGGTACGCTCATTGAACCCCCCACCGCAGCCTTGAATTCACGTGCGAAGTTGGCATGTGACTGTTGTTCGTCACCGAATGCACCAAGTGAGCGCAATGCTGCAACCACTGAGCTTGAGATAGCTGCAATGCCCGGGTCTTCACGTACAAGGTACATGTCATTCGGTGTCAGTGCACGCATGTTACCACTTGCTGCATCCATCCACCAATCTGGACCGATGATCGGGATGTTCTGTGAACGCTGCCACGACGGAAGGTGATCCCAATACCACTCACGCATCTCAGGTGATGCAGCTGTGATCAATCCGACCATTGCAACCTTCGGAGCAATCGAACCGGACACAATGCGCCAACGTGTGTTAGGATCATTGATGATCGCGGAAGCAAGGTGCCTCGTTGCGTTGACAGCAATGCTCGAATACGGTGTAGCTGACTGCAACTTCTGTAGCGTCTTGTTACCGACGATCTTACTCATGTCACCAGATGCAACACGTGTCTCATGTGAGAGCTTTTTCAGTTCAGCAGCTGGTATGTTTGCACGTCCACCGTGTTTGCGTTCCAATGCAGCGAAGTTCTGTGCAAAGAAGGCATACTTACCAGAGTTGTGGATACTGTCGATGAACGCTTTGTAGCCCTTGTACGTTGAACGCAGTCCAGACTTCTTCATAGCGTAGTCAACAGCGTCGAAGCCTTGTTTTGCTCCATCAAGCGGTGACGTGAGCAGTGAACCATTCAGAGCGTTAGCATGCAGTGCTGCATTGTAGCGACTTTCGTTTGCAGTACGCACCATGATTTCACCAGTACGTGAAAGCACCTGTTCACCACCCGGCATAGCCTTGATTGCACGTCCAAATGCGGTGTTCTCAGCGAGTGCGTCACCGATACCAGTGCCCACAGCCTTCAATGCAGTCATGCTGTTCTGCATGAAGATGGCATGAAGCTGTTGCAACGCGAATGTGTCCAGAACAGGGTTCGTACCGAACTTGTCAAGCCAAAACGACAGCGCTTTGCTATCCGGGAACGCACGACGTAGCCCCGCATCCAACATACCAGCACTTCTGCCAGCTGGACGCGTTGCTTTGATGATGCTGTTCTCCATCTTCATCGCAGTTGTAGCGAAGATCGGTCGATAGATACCAGTTGTCCACGATTGCTTCACTTTGCGCGACATGTTGAAGCCTGTGAGCGTGCCACCAGCATTGAATTCCAACGCACGTGCAACTTCAGGATCAGCAGTCTCGTAATAGTGGATCATACCGTTTTCGCGGTACGCAATGTAGTTCGCTTTCTGCGTCATCTTGTCGAAGTCACTGCGGTTGAAGTCATCGAGTGATACACTCTCTATATGACGTATCGACTTCTCGTGATCTAGTGCCATCTTCATCGTTTCGACGTACGTTTTGATTGCGTCGTTACGTTTGAAGTCAGCGATGCGGCGATAGAACTGATCCTTGATCGCTTCCATCGGAGATATCGGGTTCTTGACTGTTCCAGTTTCCTTCGTTGCACGCGTACCGGGACGCACTGCATTGAACATGGGAGGACGGTCCCACTTCCCCTTACCCATGAACTCGTTCTTGAACAACTTACCCATGTAAGATACACCAGCGTCGTTGTCTTCCTGTAACGTCATGTAGTTCGGGTAGGCTTTCTTCATCTTGTCGATGGACTTGATAGTTTGATAACCACCATTCAAGTCAGCTTCAAGACCGTCGTTCTGTATCTGTTGATACATCGCTTCGATCACACCCGCTTGTGGATGATTGTCGAGTGCCTGTGCAGCAGCGGTTGCATCGGCGTGTGTCATCTTGCCACCGAACGCATCAGCGTCAGTTCCAAGTTCGCTCTTCTCCTTGAGGAGTGCATGCAACAGTGTCTGATCACCGCGTATCTGTGCGATGTACAGTTGCTCATCAATTGACTTCGTTCGCACCGCGAAGTTGTCAAGCAAGCGTTTCGCCAACATACCATTATTGAACACATCTTGATCTGGTGGCGACATACGCGTCAACGTGTGTTCCATCTGCGCAATCGGAATGGTCTTGCGTGTCAGGTTGTCCAGATTACCTGTGTTCAGGAAGTTATCATACGTACCGTGTATGTTAATGCTGTTCGCGTCCGACACAACACGGTCAATGTTGGCTTTCTCTTTGACGAATGTGTCAGGATCAGCGTTCCAGAGACTATCTCCTAGCGGTGCAGCTTCGTCTACAACCTCAGATGCGAGACGTTGATGCGGCTTGAGTTGCGGGTCCATCGGAGGAGCCTTTGGCGGTGCAATGTGATTAGTGTTAATCTCATCAACCGTCTCCATCGCAACTTTCGACGCAACTTTGTTGGCACGTCCTGCGGCAAAGACAGCGCCGAGTACCATAGAGCCTTCGACAGCGTAATCACGTGCACGTTGGAAGCCACCCATACCACCTTCCGGATCACTATCCGGATCAACTTGAGCACTGATTGCTCCGTCCGGTTGTCCAGTAGTGACATCAGCAGTTGTCAGGAATGCGTCTCCCGTTGTAATTGCGGGAAGATCGTATGCACGTCGAATGCCTTCGTTAACACCTATCTGAACACCGGCATTGGTTGCGATACCCTTACCTGTGTAATTCGTTGTGCCGGGAACAGTCAAATCGGCGGCAAGTTCAGCAGCCTTTCCAGCAACTTTACCAGCAATGCTATCCCCAATAAAGCGCCGAACAGTACCCCCAACAGCACGGCTAACACCGCCAGCAGGAATGAGAACACCGGCTGCGAGTTGTTCAAGATCATCCGTGTTTGTTTCTTGCGAGACGCGTCCGAGGCCAACTGATTTGTTAATCGCATTGCTTGCCTTTGTACCATAGTTGACAACGGGATTGGAGTGTTTAAGACGGATATCTTCTGCTTCAGCGCTGTTGGCAATAGTCTGTTGAAGGTTTTTGAGTGTGGTATCATTCTTGACCGTTTCGGGTAACTCATCAAATTCCTTTTGTGCGGTCGTAGCGATATAGTTAGTCAGTTCGTCTTCACCTTCCTTACCCATCATGGCTTCTGAAAGATCGACATCACTTGACAGTCCGGCACGCACCATCGGAGGCACCATACCAGCCATCGTAACTGTATCCGTCACAGCACGCGGCACTGCTACCGCTATGTTGGCTTCTAGTTGTTGTATCGGCAATGGAACAAGCGAGAGTGGGTTACCTTTGAATTGCTGTTCCCCACTCTCCAATACACGACGACGTTGGTCATCGTTCACACCACGGATGCGTTGCTGTTCAGCCATGAACCTATCACGTAGCTCATTAATGTCAGCCATTTACAGCAGCCTCGTATTCCGTTCCGTCCGAGCGTTGTAGCTTCTGATAGTATCTGCCATCACGCATGTACGGCTTCGGAGTGGTTTTGATTTCAACCGGCTTAGCTTCGGTTGTATTCTTCTTACCAACTGTTTCAGCAAGTGATGGACCTGCGCCGTCGATTTCCTTCTTACGGACACGAACGTATTCCTGTGTCTCACGCTTCGGTGTATTCGCAAGATCGGTCGTCCAAGGATCAGTGATCCAGTTCTCGCGTTCATCAAGTGGTATGCGTTCAAGTGCGGCCTGTGAGAATGCATTACGAGCGTCTGCAACAAGTCCTTTCTTGTCAAGATACTCCTGCATTCCTTTTGATACGGGAACTACTGCGTCGTCGTCACTACTCTCACGAGTACCCGCACTGTTAGGAATTGTGGATTGGTTCGTTGGATCAGAATACCTGCGTACCCCATTGTTTCCTGTTTCCGCACTCGCATCGGCAGTACCACCGCCGTGTGATTGCTCAATGTTTCTTTTGAAGTCTGCAACTGTCATTCCCCTAAGAAATGCATTAGCTTGCATCGTAGCTGGTGACACTATGTTTGCCAACGGCGTATCATCAGGTGCCGTCAACACCTTCGGCGCATCACCGGGACCGAGGAACCATGCAGCGTATGCGTTCGCCTTCGTCACTGGAATGTTGTGACGTGCAAGCTCACCATTGTATGCGCCGCTGATAACTGTGTAAGCACGTGAAGATAACTCAGGGTTCGTGCG